GTGAAATGCTTGATGAGCACCTCAAACGGCAGCTCAAGCGCTACACCAATTTGCCGGACAATCGCCTGCACAAACGGGTCAAATTCTGAGTTCGGGCGGCCCGGGTTCGCGGTTTCGATGCTCTCGCCAGGTAGTAAATTGACCGCTTTACCGGGGCCGTCGAGTGAGTTGCGGTTCATGCCGCCATCCCACTTCGCTGCGCTTTCGATGTACTTTTTGCCGCTATCGCCGTCGAATAGGTCGTTAAAACTCTCCGCATCCATCTTGACGAAAACAGAAAAAGCACCACTGATCACCGCGCTTTGCAGTTCGGCTTCGGTGTAGCGGCCAAGCTGCTTGAGCGGTTCGATCACCGGCGCGAGTACCGGAATGCCGCGCAGTTGTCCAGGGCGGCGGCGGTCAAACAGATGGATGACGTTGCGGCGGCCTGTCTGCGCACCGAAAAAGCCGACACGCTGCCAGGTTGCGGCCTGCGCGCTGCGCATGTTGCCGGGGTGAATGTCGCAAATGTGACAGGCCACCGGCGCGCCATAGCTGTCAATTTCTATGCCAGCAGTCAGCCGGTCGGTGTCCACTGTGAAACGTGGGTTGCAGATGCGGTCAGCTTCAATGAGCTGCACCGCCAGGGTGTAAGGGGAATTGCGTCGCACGATGCTGGGCAGCACGCTCACCACATCGCCCGATTCCAGCGCCGAGCGAAACGCCAGCGACTGCAGGCCGTAAAAGTTTTGCACGCGGGTGGCGTCGGCATCGGGCGATTCGCACCATAGCCGAAACTCGCGCTCGGTGGTGCGCTGCCAGGCATCAGCGGCTGCGTCGGTCATGCCCAGCGCTTCGGGGTCGATGCGGCTTTGCAGGCTCAGGCCAGTGCCAACCACATTCGTCACCATCGTATTAATTGCGCCGGCAGCCAAGGGCGCGTTGCGTACCAGATCCCGCGCACGCGCGCGCAACACAGGCAGGTCATGCACCACTTCCGCGTTGGCGTCGCTGGCGGTGGTGCGCCAATCGCGCATGGCGGCACGGGAATTGCTTGCACCGTGATAGCCCTCCGCTAACGCCAGCGCGGTCTTGTTTTTGAGACGATCAAAACCCCATTTGGGGGAGATGCCGGCAATGGCGCGTTCAACAGCATTCAGTTGTGGTTTTTTGTGCATGATTTACCAGCCAGGTGAGACAGTGACAGCGCGGCGGCGGCCACTGGCGGCAGATGACAGCGTTTTAACGCGTGCATCCCATGTTTGAATGCCTGCCTGAATTTCTGCCAGATTCGCGCGCGTCATGCGCCGGCCATTAATTTCATACGCTTGGCCGGTCAGCACTTTGGCTTCAGCCGTCAAGTAGGCAGCCAGTTGCGCTTCGGCTATTTCGAGAGTGATTCCGGCCATGTGAAAAACGCGGTGGGGGAGATTGCGCAACGATAACGGCGCGGCGTCTCACGGTCAGGCAATGCGTGAGACGTGGGCGATGTGCAAGAATGTTGTGATGTGTACTTATACGCTGCGTCGCAGTGCATAGTCCTTCTTCACTGTTCCGCCACTGCAACCTACAGCCACCACGGTGGCATTCACCCAAATGCGCCGTCCGCCGCCTAATCGCCTAATATGACCACGCCTCAGATGCTCGCGCGGTGAACGATGGTTGCCGCCTGCGCGTTCTCCTTCACCAGGTTTTCCAGGTGCATCAATGGTTAAAACATGATACGTATCGAAAGGCAGTGCAGCCTTCTTGCTGGAATGAATCGCCTTTCGCGTCTTACTGACTTCGATCTTCTCAGTGTGCACGTTTTTGCAATGCAACACGTTAAGCATACCTATTAACGCAACAACCTCATCACTGTAGTCAGAAATTAAAATAGGTATGCCGTTAATCTGCTTAATGTTCTGCACTACTTTTATTTGAGCGTAACCTTCTTTTCTTTGTGTCCTGTCTATATATTTTGTTCTAGGAATAGCTACCTCTGGGTACGGAATCCATTTTCTTGCCGGGCCCCAAACGAGCATGGTAATTACTATGGCGGCGTCAAGCTCCCGTGCGAAAAGAAAACCCTTCGTAGATTGAAAGCCTTCCCGTTGAAACATAGCCGGATTTTCGCCAAGAAGTTTAGTGCGAAAGAACTCTATGCAGATAATCGGGTAGGGTAGGGACAGCTGAATGGTTTCATCAAGCGCCCTATAATCCGGATCATCGTAAATTATTCCTCCATCAGGAAGAATAAATTTTTGCGAAGCGCGCGCAAGGTCAATGCAATGACTTTTAAACTGCTTTATTTCGTCTGCCACACTTGGTATTCCGGCCTCTTCAATGAACTGCTTAACCATCTGCCTACAAAAATTCGTTTGTTCCATTTTTTATCCTTAAGACACATAACATTGCATTTATATACGGCACTCCGCCATAAAACCGGCGCAAAACCCCTAAGTTAAAAAGTTACCGCTTAATCAGCCTGTAAAGCGTTGCCCGTGAAATACCATGCCGGCTGGTAATCGACTCAATCGGCAAATTCGCCAGATACAGTTTTTTGATTTCCTCCACCGGCGGCGGCACGTCAACAGCGCTCACTGTCACGCGCAGGCCAGCGCGGGTGCGTTTGATGTCTCGCTCAACGGCCTGCAATATCCGTTCCACCTCTTCCGGCAGGCCGATTTGTGCGGCTACTTGGTTGCGCACCGCGTCTAGCGTCTCGCGCACAATATCAACGCTGATTGTCATGCGCGCCCCCATTGACTCAAGTCAACTTTTGAGCCGGCCCACGCGCTGGCAGGCTTCTTGCTTGTAGCCACCACGGCGGCGGTAGGTGTGCTGGCGGGTGTCGCTGGCAGTGCCATCGGTGCCGGTGAAAATAGATCGCTGATTGCCGGCTGAATGCGGGCTTCCAGCTCATCCCACCACGCTTTGCGCTTTGGCCGCCATAAATCAAGATGCTCTTCCAGCCAGATCACGTAGGCGGTCATATCGAGCACTTCGTTACGCTTGCGGTTCGGTGTCCAGCGGCTCGATGTGCCGTATTTGCCGCGCACAGTTACACGGTCTTCAGACGCCAGTTGCCTAAACCATTCGTCGGTGTGTTCGCGCGAGAGATGCACATAGCCGGGGCCGATTTGCGTAATTTCCAAACGAGACGCCAGCCTGTCCTTGGCAAGATGCGTGCCAACGTGCCAGAGAATAGTTCCAGCCTTGGCGCGGCGGCCACGCCAGTCATAATCCACTTTGCGGTTGCCGTTTTGAATACCGCTCTCAGCACCGCTTGACCCTTTGACTGCGCGCACGCGGCGGCTCTTGTGCTTTGCCGCGAACGCATAAACCGCGTCAGTGTGGTGGCCACCCGAGTCAACGGCGGTGGCGTAAATCTGCAAATCAGCACCGCTAGCGTGCCGGTAAACTTCACCGAACAGAAATTCCTCCAGCTCGTCCCACACCTCTTCCTGCGCGGGGTTGCCAAAAAACTGACGATGGTCTATTGACCACATCTGGCCAGCGCGGCCATAGCCCCAAATCTGCGCTTCCAGCCGGTTGCCTTGCGTGTCCACGCCGCACAACAGCAGCAAACAATCGCGCGGCACGTAACGCAGCGGGTAAGGTTCGGCGCGGTTTTTCAGCTCGTCTGCATCGCCGCGTTCAATCTCGCCTTCCCACGTTTCGCCAAGGTAGGTGTTTTTGAAGGCCTTCATTTTCGCGTCATCGCCCTCATCCATCTTTCCGGCGGCGGCGATGTACTCGCGCACAATGTCAGGCCAATTGGCTGCCGGGCTATAGGCAGTCCAAGTATGAAATGCAATGGTGCGCGGTGGCGGCAGCGGCTGACCAGTCGGGTCGGTGAATTCGCCATTGGCGTGCAGCCAAAGCGCGCCGGTTTCATTCACCCACACGCCACGCTCCCACACGCTCAAATAATCGCCCTGGTTGATCAACGCAGCGCAATGCGGGCATAAGTGCTGCACACTGTCCACGTTATGCGTGCCATCGTCGTGATGCCGCCATTTCATGCCGTGCGGAATGTCGGTGCCGCCCCAAGTCAGCGCGTGCAGGTCGCCACAATGTGGGCAGGGAATGTGATACGTCATGCGCTCATCGGCTGCTAGCGCGCGCGTTTCGATCAAGCTGAAGCCCTTTAGCTTTGGGGTTGATCCCAGCACCAGTTTTGGGAAAGTTGCGCCTTCGGTGCGCTTGGCGGCCAAGGTGATCGGGTCGCCCTCTTTTTCAACGTCACCGTCGAACGCGTCAACCTCGTCCAGA